CGCACGCCAATTACACCCCAACCGCCGATACGGGTTACGTGCTCTACGCCATCGACAATACGGGCGTGGTACTCGCCCCCTTCCCGGACGGCATTACCACCGCACCATCGGGATCAGCACAGGGCACACCCATCGTGTACCCCGTTCCCGTGGCGACCGAATATGGCGGGTTGTTCTCGGTCGCAGGGGCTAACTTCACAGTCGGCGGTCTTCTCTATGCGGGGCTGGGCGGCGTTGTCACCCAAGATTTTACGAGCCTCATAACGGGTTCACCGAATGCCGCAGTCGGTCCCGTAGGCTGGATCATCTGCGTCGGCAGGGCGATCTCGGCGACCGAGTTCATCTACGAGCCACATATTCCGACCCGGTTCGCATCTTTCTTCTAACCTAACCCCTTTGTTTTCAACACGTGGGTAAGTCCTTTCCTTTCAACAAAACCAGTAAGTCCTTTGTTTTCAACGTCAAATTCCTATCTTTTCCCGATTATGGGCTGGTATAATAGTGGGAGCGATAGTAAAATGGAACGAGGGAAAGGGGACGACTATGAAAAACATACGAGCACTTCTGGTACTCGCTGTTCTGACGATCACCCCGATTTTCGCTCGGGCACAGGCGGTGGACACCGACAAGGTGCACTCTCTGGCGGTCGCTATCGCCAAGGCCGAGGGCTTCGGCGTTAAGGGCACCGTCCCTACTCGCTACCATAACCCCGGCGACATCCGCAGCCGTTCGCTGCACGCCTACAAGGGTCAGATCGGTCTCAACCGCTGCGGCTACGTGATCTTCAAGAACGACAAAGCGGGCTTCGCCGCCCTCGAAACGAACCTGCTCCTGATGGCTTCCGGTCAGTCCAAGTTTTACGGCCCGAACATGACCATCATCAAGATTGCCAAGACCTACGCCACTGGCTGGCGGCTCTGGTCGAAGAACGTTTGCAAGACCCTCGGCGTGCCGCCGACCACCACCCTGCGGGCGTATTTCGCCCCGGAGGAGATCGTGGCTCCGACTGTTCCCGTACAAAGCGTGATGGTCGAACTGCCCACCATGGGAATTGTGCTTCCCATTCTCGCGGAAAATTAGTATTATAGGGGTATGAAAGTAATCCGCGTTGATCTACCACCAGAGTTGCATGAGTATTTAGTGACCGTCATCAAGCGGTATTCGGCGGCAGGCATCGACCCCGAAGAGGGGATGATCCTTTTCCACCTGCATGATTTCGTTGCCAAGCGAGCGCAGATTGTCGAACTCGAAATGGCGAAGGCCACAGCCGCGCCGTCACGTGTGCCCAATGACGGAGTTTCCACGTTGCAACGCGGCGACGTTGAAGCCGCCATCCCACCTGCGTCCGACACGGGCATCGAGGCCGTCTACAACAACGAGACGCCGCACTGCTAATGCTGCCCTTCCTTCGCCTCTGGGTACTGCACCATCTGCATCTGGCAATCGCGATTGACGCCACGCTCCACACCCTGACCATCGGTCTGTCCGCCCTTGCGGTGGTCTGGACCTTCAAACTCATCAAGCTGGTCAAGAACCACACCAACACGACCCGAGGCGCTTTGATCCCCGCCTATTGCATGGCTCCAATCGTTCTGTTCTTCGTGTTCACCACGATCCGCAGTTTCTACGCCTGTGCCATCCATTATCATCAATGGTGGAACCGCTAAAACGGCTTTCAAATCCCTCAAATAGAGGGATTGAAGGTCATGCTAGACGATAAAAGCTTGCTGGAACTGTGTTTAGGCATCTCGGGGAAGTTCGAGGCTCGCGGAGCCGCTTCCTACGCCGACTTGAGCGGCAACTTCGACGGACAAGGCATGTCCGCAGGCATCCTGCAATGGAACGCAGGGCAAGGCACCCTCCAGACCCTCATCAAGAATATCGCCGCCGCCACGGGCTGGGACAAAGCCAAAACGTTCTTCTCCTCAGACATCCAGCAGTTCGCCTCACTTCAACCCACCGCCGCCATCGCGTGGGTTCAGCAGCACTACCTCACGACAGGCAGCACCAATCTCGACCCCGGGGCGAAGGCTCGTTGGGTGAACTTCCTAAATCAACCCGAGAGCATCGACGCTCAGATTCAGATGGCTACCAACGGTGTCCTCGGTCACGCCAAGCGCGAAGTTGCGGCGTACTGCCCAGATTACACCGACCGCTCCCGTCCGTATGCGTTCTTCTTTGATCTCGTTACGCAGGAGGGCGGCATGACGGTCGGACATCAGACGGTTCCACCAGTCCCCGTGGGGACTCTCCCCGATACCTCCGACGCCATGAGCTTCGCCAGCACGCACGACGCGGCCTGTGCGTCGATCTGGACTACGAACTCCTCAGGCGACAACCTCGCACAGCTTCTCCTGCATTACGCCTACGCCCGTTCGCTATTCGCGAATGCTCAATTTCAATGGGATACTTTGGCACGCAGGGGCTCCATCGCGTGTCGGGGTGGGGTGGTTCACGAAGCCCATCTGGACTTCACGTCGATCCTCGATTAGAGCGCCACTGAAATCACAGTTAACATCAGTGGAATCATGCTCAACTTCGTTTTACTCTGCGATTAGAGCGCCACGTCCACGTAAGCCGCATCTTGGCTGAAATCAATACTTACAACCATGTGGGATTGCGCGGAGTCGCCCGGTTGCGGCTCGGGCACGGGACTGCCCGCTAGAGCAGGCGGCTGGTTACCGGAGTCGGGCGTGTAGGTGATCGAGATGATTCCATCGGCATACGACAGCCCTGATGGGGTGAATCCTTGAATCGCCAGTACAGGCGGGTTCAAGGCTGACACGTAGTTGTCGGTCATCATGTAGCCGTCCGCGATAGCGAACTGCATCCACAGCTTCAATTCGTTCGACTGTGGCACGGGCGTACTCTCATCTAAAATCGTCATAGCCACGGGGGAAAGCAGTATTACACCATAGGTGGGGAATGCTGCACGAAAGTCACGCGACGGTTCGGGCCCGCTCGCCGTTGGGCTGAAGAACTCCGTGTACCACGAGGCGTAGATCGGACCCGGAGGCGACCCGTCACCCAATTGCTGCACCCCGTTGAGGTAAAAAGTCCCATCAGCGGCGAAACCAGAATGATTGTTGGTCGTCGGGTTGTAGAAGGAGTCGTTATTGTATGCCTGAATCAGACAGGTAGCGACAATGTTCTGATCGAGATAGTCGTAATTCGCTGGCGGCATGGGTGCTCCTATAGAGGAGAAGCAAAGGCTGAAATTTTCGTGGCGTCGGTAGTTTGAAGTTTTCCGACTATCGTTGCTCTTTGACAGAGCGACTATATGCGGGCATTGAACAGGAACCTAACGAATCAACAGTTTGGACTACTGATCGTCAGAGGTCCGGGGGAGCCCCAAGGCAAGCACAAGACATGGATTGTCCGCTGCACATGCGGCACCGTAAAGCCTGTTCGAGAGGACAGCCTAGTCGATGGTCGAGTCAAGAGTTGTGGTTGTGCCACTCAGAGATTCCGTAAAGCAAAGCTGGAGAAACGGTTCAGCCTTGTGAATCAACGGTTTGGCAGTCTGTTTGTTCTTTGGCGGGCGGGGTCTAAGAAGTACGGCGACCAAGAACGGCAGAGCGGCGTTAATGCCGTGTGGGAATGCAAGTGTGACTGCGGAAAGATCATCAAGGTCATGGGTAAGGACCTACGCGCAGGAAAAGATAATTGCGGGTGTGAAAACTACCTACCCGCTGGACAAGCCGTCCGAAATGCACGGCTTTCGGAATACAAGAAGTGTGCGGCAGAGCGTGAGTTGGTCTGGGAAATTTCAGATGCCCGCTTTGACGAACTCATTCACGGCAACTGTCACTTTTGTGGCGTAGAGCCGCTTCAAGTAGCTCGGATAAAGAATTGCAAGGGAACCCTTGTGTATAACGGAATTGATCGTTTGAACAATTCGATTGGATATGTAGAGGGCAACGTAGTCTCGGCCTGTTTCGTGTGTAATTCCATGAAACGGGTGATGTCTACGGAAGCTTTTCTTGCTCACCTAAGGAAAATCATTCAGCACTGTGACAACAAAAACGTGCTAAAGGCGAACGTGTAATGTCTTTTTCTACATACGATTGGCAAAAAACGTATCCAACGGTTTGTTCGCGCACCCTCGATCCTTCCGGGAAGAACCTCGTAACCGTCGTTGGTATGCACGACCGTCAGATCACTGACGCCGACATCAACCTGATTCAGGACCTTCAGGATTACAAACGCCAGCGACTCCTCGACGATCAAGTCACATCGGGCTGTCTGACCTACACCCCATTTCAGTTTGCGCCTTTGGTCTCGAACACGTTCTATGTTCCGTCCTTCGATATCCTTTTCAACGGCGAAGTGATTACGATCCAAGGCAGCAACTCATCCGCCTTGACGCTCAACGCAGTATCGCCGCCCACCCCTCCGGTGTGGTCTCCGGGCACGCAGGAAGAGGACGCAAGACTCTACATCGCATTTGTCGAAGTCTGGTATCAATCGTTGAACCCGCAGACGGGGCAGGGATATTACACCGATCCGACCACGGGACTGCGGTACTTCTATCCGTATGGCGGGGTCAATCCCGTATCGACGAATGCTACGTTGGCGCAATTCCTCGACGATTCGGTCGATCCTTTCCAAGGGCTGTTCACCACGGAGCGTGCTCAGATTCAATGGCGTATTAGCGTTCAGCGGGTGGGGCTCAACTACGACTTCACGCAGTTCCAGTTCGGCCTCGATCCGTCGTCGGCAACCCCCGCATTTCCAAACATTCCGATGGCGGTGTACCCGCAGGCGGGTCAATCGGCTCCCGTCACCACGATTGGTGGAAACCCAGCCACATACACGAACATGGGTTCGCTCAACGGCGACACTGGCGTATGGCGTGCTGGCGACGGCAACGTGTTCAACTCACTCGGCACCATGGACGGCTACAGCTACGCTTTCCCACTTGCTGTCATCTTCGTGAAGAACTCGGGCAATTTCGACATCGTTAACAATTTTTGGGGCAGCGCGAACGCCAACCCACCTTTCCCCATCACGTCAGGCACCAACGGCTTGCTTTCTTCGGGCATCTCGGGACGGTTCGACTCCCGTCTCGCCGATCAGATTTTCCAAGACAACGTGGTGGACACTCGCTCGACTATCAACCTCGCTGGTTACGACATGGACGCTCTCTGCCGTTACGGGTTTGGTGATCTGGTGCAAGGCGAAACTCAACTCGCGATCTCTCGTGGAGACGCGGCAGTTTCCCCAACCGTGGCGGAAAACGTCGGCTCACGGTTGAACTACTACGTTTCTGTGGCTCCCGCAGGCATCATCAACACTAACACGATTGGTGCGTGGGACGGATTTTCAAACGGCTTCAGCAGTGACCTCCGCACCTTTACTTCGACCATAGCAATTTCGACCAGCAGCAAATCCCTCGGCAGCAACGGTACGCCGTGGGTCAGCGGACCACCTCAGGGGGATGCATTCACGATTACCCTACCCACCAGTTCGTCGGCGACTATTCAGTCCGTCGCCATAACCGCACTGGTGACCAACCCATCGACAAACACCATTTCACCCGCCGCTTTGTTGAAGGGGCAGGTAACAATCAATGGTTTGGGCTCCAAGTCGGTGACCGTACAGTTGACCGATCCGCTGAGTGGAACTGCGTTCGATCCCGGCGCGAACAACATCTACGCCACAATCGGGGTCCAATACCCCGCAGGTGGGAGCGGCCTTGTCCATGTTCCGTATGTGATCGATGGGGGTCAGTTGTTTGACGCCTCCACGGGGATCACGATGCCTGTGTATGGGGTTTCGGAGTATGAAGTACAGTCATCGCAGCTTGCATTGCAGGCGTATCAAGTTTGGGCGCTCAACCCCGAGTATTCGGATACGGTTCTCGGCACTCGAATCTGGGTACAAATCCCGGGCTCTTCGGGGATACCGCAGACGCTAGGCAGCCAAGTGTACACCCAGTTCATTATCCCTCGCCTTGATCTCAATGAGTCTGTGAACGGGCTGTACGGCGTCACTGCGTGGGATTTATTGACGGGTGTGTCCTACCCTATTTCAAACCGCGTGATAAGCGGAAACAACTACGTTCTGACAATTCAGAAGGCAGTTTCCACGTCATCTACAGTGGTCGTCTCTTTCATCGCACAGAACACCGCTCAACTGGCCTACAATGCCCCAGTCAAGGGTGTCACTGAAATTGAGGAAACGGTTCTGTTTGGCAACTACAGCGGACCTTTCTTTACGATGGATCAACGTGTGCAGGTGGTTTCCAACACGTACAATAACTCGCTCACAAACCCCACCACCACGATTGTCTTGGCGGCTCAACAGCCAGTCATTACGACTTTATCCACGGGGTGCAGCATCAAAGGCATTGCGGGAGACGATACCGGAACTCGATTCATCTGGGTTTCCGATGGTGCGACACCTACGCCCAACCTCACTGCTGTGAGTATTCCAGCGACCAACATCACCATCAACAACGGCGTCATCACCTTGATTGTTCCGGGTAATTACGCAACGTCTCAGTTCTTCTTCGTCGGATCAATTCTCCCCGCATTCGACCCCGCCTCAAGTCTGATCGTCGAGATGCACTACATCCCATATCAAGGCGAAGGTGTGTTGAACCGCGACTATGAATTCGTGCACGCCGAAGACAACGCCCTCATCACAACCAACGGTACGGGCGCTGCTCCTATCGTTGGGTTGCAGGATATCTACCCGTACAATCGCGAATTGCCGATTACGATCATGATGCCAGCACAACCGGGCTGGAGCGATGCTACGCTCGCCAACGCCGCGCTCGAAACATTCTTCGATTCAAATTTCGTGGCGATGCGGGTGAACAACGTCGAGCACACGTTTTTGGCTCCGATGCACACCAATGACTTCATTCCGCCAATCAACAAGGATATCCGTAAGTCGGTGCGTTTCATAGCCGTATCCACTGGCGGTAGGGGATTCGCAACGGCAGTCCCACATCTGGGCTTTGCCATCGCCCCGCCGACCGCCCGCTCCGTGCTGGGCGTGAACTTACAGGCCACCACCGCCCCCATCACGCTGTATGTCAACAACGTCACGGGTCTCGACAGCAACAGCGGTCTCTCGTTGGCGACGGCGAAGCTGACAATTCTGTCCGCGATGAACGAATTACCGCCTGTCCTCAGCTTCCCATGCGTTATTGAGCTTGCGGATACGGGAGTGGCGTACAACGTCACCAACATTCAAAGCGCAGGTGGGTTGGAAGAAATTACGCTTGGAGATGGTGTGAGCGAAAGTCTCTTCGCGTTCGCCTTGGCTAATCTGTCCCGCGTGATTCAGGGTGAGGGTCGTTTGGTTATCTCGATTCAATCGGGAGCGACAGATCAGGCGGTCATTGATGCTACGGGATTCGCGGGCACAGGGACAGGGCCGACGTATGCGTTCTACACCGATACGAGTCGCGTGATCTTTAACGGCATCCTGTTCAAGGGGTTCCAAGGCACTGCGATTAAGGCGAGAAACGCCGATGTTCAATTTGTGAATTGCAGTTGGACGGACAACCTTCAAGCGGGGTCTTTTGAGGAAGCGTGTGGCGTGGTTATTGATGGAGGCACCATCACCATGAGTAACTCCGGCCTCGGTCAGATGATCGGTACGGGCGGAACAAGCATCAGTGCCACGGGTGTAAACCTCGCTATCGACCCGCTGGCTACGAGCATCGCTCCGTTTTTCGTTGTGGAACGTGGATCGAACTTGACGCTTCAAACACACAATACGACTGGGTTGCAGGAAAGCGGATTTCCAGTAGCGCCCCCATTTGCGATTGTGGCTCAGGCGGAATTGAACAGCAGCGTCACGGTCACGGCAGATTTTATAACTCAGGGAAGCTGCGTGCTTGAGGCGAACTCGGTTCTGGCTCAAACCGCAACCATTTCGTTCCTCGGCGGCGTCGTAGAAGACGCTTCCTCGGAGATAGTAACGCAGTTATAAGGATCAAAAATGCTTAATCCTCCAAATCTCGGTTTTGTGGGCTCAACGTCAGCGACGATTGACAACAACAACGTCCTGACCGTTAACTGGTTGCCGCCTGCTGGTCCCGCCTACACGGGCTGGGAAATCATTCTCAACGGGCTTCCCGCCGCCTCCATACCCGCACCAAACCCGTACACAGGTACGCCACGGTTTTACACGACCCAACTGTCCACAGGCTCGTATCGGATGGACATGCAGACCAACCTCGCGGGCAGTCCGCCCGCGTCATTCGATTGGGAAGTGTACAATACCCCCGTCCCCAACATCTGGAACAATGTTTCTTCGCTGACACCATCCGGGCTCGCTTTCCCCGACGCCATCGTTTCAGCAGACGTTGTATTCAGTAGCACCACGCTTCAACTCGGACAGCCTCTAACGCTCCAGCTTGCACCCGCGTATGTGAACGCCGACCAGTGGCAGGTTCTCTGGCCTGATGGTTCAAGCACGGGGTGGTTGCCGCTCTCCGCGTCACTTTTGACCAAGCAGTTTTCGATCTCGGGTCCGCTGGACGTTGTAATCCAGACCCGCAAGTTGTACAACTCGTCCATCTATAGTCCGTCCGTTGTTTTGATGCGTCAGCTTACGGTGGGGATATTCGTGGTCGATCAGCAGTTCACGGGAACAACCACAACCTCGACCTCCTTGACAGGCACGTTGGGCATCGGTGGTCAGCAAGGATTCGAGATTACAGGCGCTACGGGCGTGGCGTCAACCGCCAACCCTTGGGAAGTGATCGCTCGTTTCCTCGTGCGCGATACGCTGACCAACGAAATCAAGCTTGGAATCGCAACGACTCGTTTCTCCAACGCCTCGTCCCTGCTTGGCACGATGGGTATCGACGTATTCCCCATCGAAGGCCGTCCGAAGTCCAAGGAATTGATCGTACCCGTCTATGAGAACAGTTTCAACGCTCTCACGTCTTCGATCCCCGTGACTATCACGACGACGCAATTACCGACGACCATTTACGTCGGTAAGGCGATGCAGGAATTCCAGATGGCGGCATCAGGCGGCACCCCGCCGTATGCTTGGTACACGGATGGTTTACCCGCAGGTTTGAAGCTGAGCATCAACGGCGTATTGAGTGGGACCCCGCTGGCCTTGGGGACCTACTCCATCAACTTCGCCGTACAGGATTCCAGCGTGCCGTTCTTCATCGCTGAAGCGGCATTCTCCATCACGGTAAGCACCGATCTGCTGGTCGAGATCGCATTAGGTCAGACTGACGCCAAGGGCAACGTACTGACGCAATTGGGAACTTCGCTCGGCATTGCACAAGTTGGTACGCCGTACTCAGTGCAAATGGAGGTGGGAAATGTCAATCCCGCCAACCCCATTCCGGGAGGCTTGCCGCCGTATACGTGGAGCATCCCAGCAGGCAACCTGCCTATCGGTCTCAGCATCAACCCCAACACTGGGCTGATTTCAGGCACCCCAAGCACGTACAATTCGACTTCCGATTTCACCAAGACGTTCTCGGCAGTTGTTCAGGTGACGGATGCTATCGGTGCCATCGCCACACAGACGTACACGATGACGTTGGTGCCCCAAGCATTGCAATTCGGTTCTCTCGATCAACCAACCATCTACGCGGGGCAGCAATTCGGGATGATGGTTCCAGTTTTCGGTGGAGTATTCCCCTACACGTTTCTGGGCTTGGCCCCTTTCGGCAACAGCAGCTATTACGGACCAGCTACTCTCGTAGACGGGCAGATTGAGTTTGATGTAAACTTCCCCACGGCGGGCTCGTACTCATTCATACTCGTACTTCGTGACAGCGCATCGCCCAACACGATGATCTCAACGCAGTTCACCATCACTGTTGAGCCCGCGATCAGCGATCCCATCCTTGTCCCCGCCTTCGTGGATCACGTGTGGAACTTTGCAGACACGTTCAAAGCAACTCCGTTCGCCATAACAGGAAACCTCGCAGGATTCACCCTTGGTGGGACCTACGTCAGCTTGGGTTCCGTCGCTCCCACAGTCGTAAACAACCCGTCGCCTTCGCCTGCCGCTTTGTACACGGATACATTAGGATTTTGCAGTGGCGGCGGCGACAATGCCTACGCGGGTTTGACTTTCATTGTTTCGGGATTTCAGAACGCCGCAAATAACGGCACGTTTTTGTGCTTCTCGTCCACTGCGAACTCGTTAACCCTGCTGAACGCGACACCCGTAGCGGAAACCGTACCCGTGCTCGGTTACATCTCTTCGCTCACCCAAGCCTTTCCTACACCTCTTCCAGCGGGCTCCACGGGTACGCTTTCGAGCCCTGTCGCTCCGTTTGCGCCAACAACGACATATACATTCGCCACAAGTCAGCCGAGTGCGGCGAAAAATGCCCTCATCGGACAACAGTTCACTGTTTCGGGCTTTAATCAGTCCGTCAATAACGGCACGTTCTACTGCGTAGACTCTACGCATTTGCAGTTGATACTGAGCAATCCGAATGGCACGACCGCAACCGCCCCCAGCGGTACGTACTCGCTAGTTTCAGCAATCAGCGGGTCTGCCTCGGGGTCTATCGTTACTACGGAGTTGGGCACAGCGGCAACTTACGCCATCCTCGCTGCGGCTGTCGTCTCGTCCGCTACCATAGCTAACGTTGCTGGCGGCAATGTAGGTTCAGTCCCGACCAACACGATAACGGGCACTTTCAATTACACCCCACCCGCACAGCAAGTCGTCGCCGTCGCACAGAACCAGACAGACTTGACTGCGGCATTCGTGTTCTTCAATGGCTTGACCTCGACGGCGATCAGCGCATCCTACGCTACACACACTTTTACCGCAACCCCAACGGGTTACAACGGCGGACCCGGCTTCGTCGGCTTTGCTTCCAGCACGCTGCTCTTCACGGGCGGCACGATTACGCTTGACGGTGCTGGACTCACAAACCCAGTGTTCGTCTTCCAAGTTGGTTCGGCTTTGAATGTCACGACCGCCGCAACCACCATCGCTTTGATTAACGGCGCTACGGCCGCGAACGTGGTTTGGGTGGTTGGCAGCGCAGCGACTTTCGATGCTCACGACCATGTATGGGCCGGGAACATTCTCGCAACTTCCGCCATTACGCTGAACAGCATCTCCCTCATGACCTTAAACGGTCGTGCCCTCGTCACCACGGGTCCAGTCACTATTTCCGGCACCGTCACCATCACAGCATCGGCTGGAAGTGGCTCCCCCTCGACCACAATTTACACCGCCGCGCCATTTACGTTCCCCGCTCTTACGGTCGGCAGCCCCATTACAGTGAGCGGATTTGACTATCTTGGAAACGATGGCACCTTTGCCGTTGTGTCCAACACGTCGAGCCAATTGATTTTGGAGAATTCCAACGGCTCACCCACCATCGACTACGCCGCTGGCAGCCCCCCGTCCGCCACAGCTACTCAAGGAGCGGTAGCTGCACAACTGGCAGCAAAGGCGTTGCAAGTGCAGGCGGGCGCTGTTCTGTCGGACGGCATCGTGGTTGCTATCGATCCAGTGATTCCAGAAGTAGAAATCAGCGGACCTCCATCGGGTGTTTATGGCAACGTACAGTACATGTTGCCTCTCCTGCTCCAGTTGCAGGGTATCACCGAAGCTACAGCATCACAGGCATACACGATATTGACGCATGATGATGCGGCGTCTCTTGGTTGGGTGCCGGGTGTGGACATCGGTACGATAAACACGAACACACGCCCCTACATCATTGGAGAAGTGGTCGGCCTGAATCCGCGTCAACCGTATTACAATTCTCCTTTCGTCCCCTCGATCACTCCAACGAGTCCCGTACCAAGCGATGCTCCGTGGATCGCCACGGTGCCCGCCACGGTGCAGGGCGTGACCAATACGCTACCGCCCGGTCTTTCGCTCGATGCACACACGGGGTTAATCTACGGAACGCTTACAGGCACGGTGAGCGCAAGTTTCACCAGCGTCATCCAGTACGTGGGTACTTCGGGCACAATTCATGGCACAGTGACAATCGCTTGGAACACCGTAGCGAGTGCTTTTTCGCCGATTGACAATATCCAAGACAGCGTGTCGCTTGGTACGGCGCTGACAAACACCAGCTACATCACTGTACCCGCCAGCGTTACGCCGATCTCGGCGTCTGTTTACTACGCAAGGGGGTCTTCTTCGGGGACACTTCCTGCGGGTCTGACCCTAGACTCCACCCCAACGGGTCAAAATTTCTACATCACAGGTACACCTACAGAGAGTGGGTACTTTGACGTTTGGTTCCAAATAGTCGCGAGCACAGGCACGGCATATTTGTATCACCGTCTCTCTATCGACTTTGCCGCCCCACTGACGATTGTTACTACGCTATTGCCGCCATTCAGTGATTCGATCTATTCGTACCCATTGCAGGGCTTCGGCGGATTCCCACCCTACACGACGCCGAACGGCTGGACGGCTACGGGCTTGCCTCCGGGATTCGTGCTGAATCAAAACACAGGCGTATTGAGTGCTCCCGCTTTCGCGTGGGAAGGACCCCCAACCAACTATGTTTCGGGCACAACCGCCATTCCCATTACGGTCACGCTGGCCGATACTCGCGGTGCAGGCTCCTCCGTCTCTGCAATACTGACGTTGAATTACAACAGCAGTTTGCGAATCGTGACAGGTCCCACTCCAAACATCCTCGGCGTGGGCATAGCGACTGTTACCGACGATCCTAACGGTTATTCGTTCCAGATGCAGGCTGCGGGCGGCACGCCTTTCGGTGGTCCTAATCCGTACACATGGGCTGAAGTCGGTGCATTACCAACGGGTATCACGTTTAACACCAGCACGGGCGTGTTTTCAGGCACTTATTCAGGCGCTACGGGGTTGAATTTCCCCATCACCGTCACCGCGACGGATAGTGTCGCGGGCTCAACAGGCCCCGTGTCGTTCACCATACAGACAGTCAGCGTTTTGACGGGAGCTATCAACGACAGTGGAGTAGGCATTGTGCCGCGTGGCGAAGTGTACCAAGGAACGCTCGTGGCGACGTTGTGCATGACCCCACCGATACAGTGGCAGGTTGCGCCAACCTCGGGTTACCCAGACCTCCTCCCCGCAGGCCTGTCGCTACAGGTTAACGGTATAGGAGCAACGGCAACAATTGCGGGTACATATTCAGGCGGTCCCTTGACTGGTGCGTCTGGAGCCCACCCTTGGCAGGTCAGAATACTTGCAGTCGATAGTCTCGGTGACACAGCAGAAATCATTGTACCGTTCACCACGGGCACAGACTTGACCATCGTCGGGTGGGATTACGCTGATCCGCTCTTGCACATTGGCATCCAGCCGTTCCCGCTGCCCAACGCCGTTATCGGAGCCACTTACTACAACGGGAGTGCCTCAGGTATTCAACTCGTCGCAACTGGCGGTGTACCGATAGGTGTGTTGCCGAACGGGTACAATCAGTACAGTTGGACATCCGTAAACTTCCCGCTCCATGGAATTTCGCTCTCGTCGGCGGGCGTACTCACGGGTTCAGCCAATACTCAATTCAGTCAAAGTGTCACTTTCGTGGTAGCGGACACCCTCACGCCGCCTAACACAGCCTCGGTCACTACGACGTTTGCTTCGCAGACATCGGCGCTGACCATCACCACGGTGTCTTTGCCTGCCATCACAGCGGGAGTTGCGTACTCAGCCCCGTTGACAGAAACAGGGGCATTAGGAACTCCAACGTGGTCTATTGTGGGTGGGGCTCTACCTTCGGGGCTTTCGTTGTCGTCCACGACAGGCGCGACAGTTAACATCGTAGGCACCACAATTCAAATTGGGCTTCCTCCCGTCACGTTCCGCGTGACAGACGTGGGTGGGCCCAACAATGGCGCATATTTCGACAGAACTTTCCCTCTTACAGTCGCCTCGGGATTGGTACTGCATACTGGGATCGATTACACAGATTCGACTTCGTACAACATCCTCGGATACGTGGACAAAGGGAACGTGGTTTCTATCTCACCACGCACAAATCTGTCGTTCTACGTAATTGGGACGAACGTGATTACCACAAACCCAGCTTTACTCGGAATAATCGTCAGCGGGGGATTCACCGTTGGAACTGTGACCATCTCTGGCGGCGTGGCAAAAATCCCGTTGACTGGGCCGTTCGCGTCGGGCAGTCCCGGAAACAACACCTTGTCCATTTCGGTGACGGATTCTGGTGTTACGGCTACGAAGACTTTTACATGGGTGGTCTACGATGACGGGGCGCTGCGGCTGGCACCGCAGACGGGTTCGTTCCCAGTCAAGCTGACTACACCGAACTAAGGAAAACGAATGGCTACCGTATCAGAGACAATCGTCGTAACCGTAACGGGTGTGAACCCGCAAACGAAGAATTATTCTATTCTTGTGGATACCACCACAGGCGATGCCGTGGGTAATCCGCTCACCATCTCCTATACGGGCACAAACGCTGGCACTGACCAGATCGTGGCGACGATGCCCTCACACTCGCTCACGTCAAATACAGCGGAAATCGCATGGCAGGCCACAAACTTATCGATTGCCATATCGCCCGTCACAGTAAATGTGTACGCAAACTCATCTCAAACTGCGGGCTACGTCGGGTTCGGCGGGGCGTTTCAGGGCTCTATCACCTCAAACTCGCTGGTCATTAACGAAGTCATTCAGAATTACCCTCTCAGCCCTTTCTGCGCTCAGAACAACGTCTCCTCTTGCGGCGGCGGTTACAAGGAGATTCCGCTGTACATCTTGCAACAGCAGAACACGGGTCAGGCGTATGCGAGCAAGACCGCAATCCCCGGCTCGGGTTCAGGCAGCACAGGCAACCCAGTCGTGGTGGACATGACGGGGTACTTCGTCGTTGCTACCCCGGGCGTCTACACTTTCTACATGCAGTTCGCAAACGTCAGCCAGAGCGCCTTTTGGGTTGGCAATGGGGCATCCGTCACATACACTAACGGTAACAACACGGGCGCAAATCCATTCCCAGCGACGGGACCGAACACGGCTTTCTGGAATGCTCAGACTCCTACCACCAGTCATCTCGCTCTCGCGAACAACGTGAATCCCGGATTATACGGCGGCACCCGCACTTGCTATATCAGTTTTCCAGCGGCAGGCAAGTATCCGTTTGAAGCGTACTACAACCAGCGCAACCCAGTTCAGTTCAGCGGCGACAACAACGGGTACTGGCAACTGACCTATGTCGCGGGGTCAGGTACTCAATACAATCAAGAAGGAAACCTCACCGCCACGGGACCGACGTTCCAGCCCGTCTCTCTCACCACTCCTCCAGCGCAGGGGTCGGTGGGCTCACGCCAACTGCAATTGTCGGTCGCCTCGGGAGTTGCTACACCAACCTCCCCCACAACCGAACTAGAACTTCAGGGCACAACCCAAGACTTGTACTTGACAGTCGGCAACGCCGTCCCCATAGCTTACACCACCATTCCATACATCCCCGTCTTGGAAACTGTCGCTGGTAGTGTTTTCTTGTACGACACCGGAAGCGTTTTCAATTTCGGCGGTCAGAATTACGGCGGACAGTCGGTAACTGGCTTGGCTGCCCCGGCCCTCGCAGCGGGGGCGATAAGCCTCTCAGGGGACAACACGGCTTGGCAGGGATTGTTCAGCCTCAGCTACAGCGGTGTCAACCCCACTGGACATGGCGTACTGGCGTTCAATGGCGGCTCCGTGGTATCAGGTGTGGATGTTACCAATTTGATAATCACGGCAGACGACATCGCTTGGTTCGACAGCACCGATCTCAGTCTCGATCTATTCACACCGTCCAGCGGCGGGGATTTGCAGTACCCAATTCAAGTAGCGTACATGGTCATGCCGGATCGGGCTGGCATTACGGTTACCCCGTCATCGATGCCTGCTAATGGCTCGGATCAGACGCTTAACGTCAACCTACCTAAGCCGATGAGTCCCGAACAACAAGGGCTGTACGGTACGGGCGATACGGTTAATGCCCCAACGGTCTCGCTTTCAGGCGGCGTCACCGTTACTACCCCACCTTCCCCAGTTCTGAACGGCAGCGGATGGCTCACGGGGTGGACTATGAAAGTTCACGTGCCCGCGAGTTCCTCTAGCGGCTCTTTCCAACTGACCTTCGGCGTTACGGGCACGCTCACGTATCTGAACGGCACCTCGTTCACGACGGGCACCGTCACGTACATTTCAAGCTCCACCCCACTCGCCACTATCGCCACGACGGGCAATAACTACACCGCCCCCACGAACTACTCTTTTGTGGTCAGTGGCGGCAGAACGGGTACGGCACCGAACTACACGATCACTGGAAGCATCACGCTGACAGCGGTAATATTCAGCACGGATAATGGCTCATTTGTGACGGCTCCCGGAAGCAACAGTTTCTTCCGTATCCACAGTGCTACAAAAACAACGATAGCCGCAGGCACGTTGGTGTCCGGCCCAACTCCCGTCACTGGCGGCTACCACACCACCATAGCTCTCACGACCGTCAGTGCCTATGCTTGGGGAACGCCCCTTAGCCTTGGGTACACAGCAACGGATTCGCTGAGCGGTCTGAGTGTCAGCTACACCGACTCGAACACGTATAACAACGGCAACGCAGCCCCGGGCGGCGGTGGAGGCGGCGGTGGATGCCCTGCGGTTGAGATGTGGATCAACGACTCTATGCAGGTTAGCGACTGCATGGTTGGTGTCCTCCTCGACACGTTGCCCGACGAAACCCCTGAGTATGCGAACAGTCTGCCGTCTGCGTCAGTTTCAGAAGCAGTTCAGTGGATGGACTACAGCACCGAAGTTTGCTACCACTTTGTCGCGGAGAACGGCGCTGAAGTCATCGTATCGGGCAGCACGCCAGTGCCTTCACGTGAGTCGATTGAATCGCTCGCAGATGGCATGGAGACTTGTGAAATTGCCGCTTACGCCAACGAAATTCGTGTTGGAATGCATGTCATTACCGATGTCGGAAACGGTCCAGAATGGTCTCAGCTTACCACGGCGGAATGCGTGGGTATGCGACGTGTGGCACGTTTGTACTGCGGCGGACGTAACTTCGCGGCGGGTGTGACTCGCGGCAAGTACATCTACACCCACAACCTTCAACCGATTGTTCCGAAATAAGGGGAGACATGGCTGCCACATACCCATACACGTATGCCTACAAAGGGCCTCCGTTCAACTGGCTCGGGCACGTCTCCGAGACTCAGTTCAAAGCTTTCCAAGATTGGTACACAGCGTTAAAGATCAGTGCGCCCGCGACATCCACCCCCTCTTCAACCGGGAGTACAAGCACAAACCCCGCGCCCTCGCCGAGCATGGGAACCACCACGCCCATAACCCCACAGTCGAATTCGTCAACCACCAACGCTGCGACTTTGGCTGCGACCACAGTCAAGGCGTTCGAGGGGTTCAGCGCAACTGCGTACCCCGATCCTGCGGGACAGACGAAGACGTACTCCATTGGGTACGGTCACCAGATTGTCCCGGGTGACGGACTTTCTACGTCATCGGTGGTGACGATGGATCAAGCGAACACGTTCTTGATGTCCGATCTGCAAGCGTCAATTAACACCGTCAACAATTCCGTGACAGCACCTTTGGAGCCGAACCAGATGGCGGCTCTGACTTCACTGGCATACAACATCGGCGGAACCGCTTTCAAAAATTCGACGCTGGTTGCCGATCTCAATAGCGGCAACACGGCAGCGGCATCAGCCCAGTTTAACAACTGGGTGTACGCCAATGGTCAGGTGAACAATTCGTTGGTTGCACGGCGAATGCAAGAGCAGATGCTTTTCAGTACGGGCGTCATCCTGAGCAACTCAGGCACTCCGACCATCAACGCCGCCAACGCCGCTGGTGGTGCCGGGGCGATGACTACCCAGCTTCACTACCAGATTCGTGCCCAGCAGCTACGCAAGACCGCAGGGGCCTTGGAGCAGTATTACCAGACGCTCAATGATGATACTCTCGCCCCCACGTTCGCAAAAGCCGCATGGCAGCCGCCACAGACGGGGTATTTCCAGTACGCCCACCGCGATGACCAGCTTCCGATGGTCGTGATGGGGCAAATCAAGACCTACCTGAAGGAACGGCTACAACGTCAGGATGATTCGGTTTTCCACATGAACCATGCCCGCAATATCATTGAAAAGGTTGAAGATAAGGCGCAATACCAGTTTGATGCCAAGACGCAGGTCCCCAACTTGATTTCTCAAATAAACGGCTATTTTGCTCTTCCGCAATACGCCCCTGTTTTAGTGAAGGATCAAACGGACGTGTACCCAGCGGGCAGCACCACGCCTCGGTATCGAGTTCACGAGCTTGACAACCCGACGACCTTCGAACTGGAACAACACGGACGTGCGCTCCCGGGCGGTCCAGTTGACTTGAAGGAGACGCCACAACCCGCAACTGGTTAAATTTATGTCATTCGACTACAACGTTTTGGTGATTGATCCGACGACGCAACAGCCCATCGGTGCCTGCGACCATCAGCAGAGCTTCGAGCGGTATGTCGTGGATTTCAATGATTTTAAGACGTTGCACTACGCGGGGAACACCGCGTTAAACATGCGGGCTCCGATCAACGGTCAAGCCATGGTTCAGATGTGGATTTCAGGAGAAGAGGTTCAGCAGAACGACCCCACGTATGGCTGGCAACTCCTTATCGACCCTGACCGAATCGATGCCGTCAACTCGACCGACGTGTTCTACAAAATAGAGTTCCTTAAGCCCGTTCGTTTCGTTGTGCCGCTGATCGAGGTGTCGTACCTAACCATACAGGGGTACTGCCTGAAGTGTAGCGCAATGGGTTTCCTAAACGATTTCAAAAATGCAGCCAACGGGAGCTTTTTGCACGTCACCCAGCAGACGAAACTGGCGCAGAAGGGGCTCAAGTGGATTTTGACCTCTCAGTGCACCTTCTACCCCACATTTGTTTGCCCGCTTAAGAGTTATGTGGGCAAGAAATTGGGTATTCAATTAACAGACACCGACATTCAGAATGCGGTGCAGACCGCCTTGAACACGATGCAACAGGTGCAACAGGCTCAGAACACGGTTCAGACGCTCGACCCACTGGAAATGATTAAAGACATCCAATACGTGACGGCACAGGTTGCCACGGACGATCCGACAACCATACAGGTTGCGGCCATGATTACGACTTTCAGCGGCACGTCAGTTCCCCTGTCGTTCCAGATGGCGGTAAACTAAATGCCTACACCGATCACTAGCTTGACCCCACTTACGTTGGTGACGCCGCAACTTCCCACGAACGTTCAGACGATCTCCGTAGACTCATCGGTGCTCCCGGTCACGGTTATCGCCGACGTGAATACAACTCGTATTGAAATATCCGCCTACAACACGACCTACGCGGTGACGACATTTACTTCCGCGACGGTCAATGGGGTGACTCAAAACACGTTCTCCTTTAGCGTGCCTTTGGTTCCTACGGTTGAAGAAACCACAATTCAGATCGTCGGGCGAAACTACAATCCCTACGGTGTGTGGGCTTCCCTGACCGCGATCCCAACAGGATACACTTTCGTTGACCCCAACGGTAATGTGCAGGTCGCCACAGTCGGCGGCGTGACTGGTGCAAACCAGCCCACGTGGAATTTAGCATTGGCTGGAACCACTTCCGATGGCAGCGGTCTCACAATAATCACGTGGACGAACCTCGGACCTCTTGCGGTTTCCGCAACCATCAAGTTCTCGCTGATCTTTTTCCAGAGCAACCTCGCCGTCCAGTTCGGCCCGCCATCTGGTATTCAGGCATTCAAGGATCAGACAGATTGCACCCTTCAGTGGGTCACTCCGTCGTTTACAACCCCGAACATCAGCCTTGTCGGGGTGCGAGTTCTGCTTTCGACGGACCCCGCAGGCATCAATCCGCCATTCGTTCAATTCGGCGATCTGGTGCAGGACATTTCAAGCTCCGTCAACACGGTGATTGATTCTGAAACGACTACATCCACGGTCGGCAACACGACCGTTACCACCACCTCTTCGACGACGATGCCGACGAATTACAGTACGGTGGATGTGCCCTCGTCGTTCTTTGGCGCTGCCCCAGAGTTTTACGCGATGTTCTCCACGGTCATTCAGGAGACCAACCCCAACTCAACCACCATCTATGAATCTCAGCAGAACGGTCCTCTGACTTGCGGGTTCGTGAATCTTCAGGTAGTCAGCCCCACGGATTTCCCCGTGCTCCAACGTCAGCAGGACATCGCGGGTCGAATCATAGCTCAAATTTTGCGACAACAGCCGAACCTAGACCTGTCGCCGCGTTCCGAAATTCGTGACGCGATTGTCGATCCGGTCGCTGTAGAACTGTCGAACATGAGCGTTCGTGAGTGGTTCTCTCGCTGCTCCACGTCCATCTCGGCTATCAGCCAGATTGACAATGCAAGTGGCAACGGAGTATCTGATCCATTCAACACCAGCCCGTACAAACAGCAGATCGCTCGTGCCTACGGTTTGAACGCCAGCAACACTCAAACCCTGATCGACACCCAGTTCAATATCCTCGGCGAGCAGGCTGGTTTGACTCGCGGCGGGGCGACCGACTCCACCACAATCCTGACGTTCTTCACGTACACACAGCCCACGCAGAGCATTACGATTCCTGAAAACGCGACGGTCGCAACCATCGCAGATGCCAGCACGCCCGCTTTGAACTTCATCACCCGTGGGTCGGCGGTGCTCAACGTCGCTAACCTGAACTCCTATTACAACGCGGTGCAGGGTTGGTGGGCGGTGACCGTACCAGCGGAGTGCACCACAGCAGGCTCCGTAGGCAACGTCGGTGCGGGTACGATTCGCTCGATTGTAAACGGTCTTCCTGCGGGCATCAACGTTACGAATCTCGTGGCGGCTCAATACGGTTCCGACCAACAGTCCAACTCGCAGTTTGCCGCTTTGATTCAAGCGCGTCTCGTTACTGGTATCGACTCAAGCACACGCCACGGTTACCTCGTAGCTGCCCTACAGACGCCGGGTATCATATCGGCTATCATCGTGGCGGCTGGCGATCTGGACATGATCCGTGATTGGGACCCAATCCGCCAGAAGCATGTTTATGGTTGTGTGGATATCTACACTCGGGGCACGACGCTTACCCAGCAGAACAACAGCGTCACATTCACATACGGAAACGTGGGGACCTATGGCAACCTACCGACGTACCTGCCTCTCACGTTGAGCGATCCGCAGTTGATCCGTTTCAACATTCCATCGTTCAGCACCCTGACTTCCCCTATCTACACGGCCGTAGAACTTGCCGTGACCCGAGGATCGAGCACTTTCTACCTCGGCATTGAACGCGCTCAAATCGATAACGTGGGCGGGAATGTCTTTGTCAACCCGAACGATCTGTGCTATCAGTATGTAGGCTCGGGGGCTACCACGGCTAAGGTTCCGCAGCTTATCAACGGTATTCCAGCGACCAACAAAGTTGCCGTTGCCGCTCTCGCGAGTGCTTCGGGCTCCTATACTTTCGGGCTATTCGCACGACTTCAGTCGTCGCTGCTTTACACCCCGCCGCTTCAGCCTATCATCTCCATAGACTCGGTTGTGGGTCAGACCGGGGAGACGGGGATTGTAAATAGCAATCTGGTTGAACTCATTCACACTTCAGATTTCCTGTTGCTCGGAGGCTCGAACGAGGCGGGAGATGAGGTTAACGTATCGGCGACAACGAGTGCCCCCGTTACCAAGACAATCACGGCGAGTACGGCAACCCCCGCCATTATCGACATCGCCATGGACGTGCCGCTCAGTGCCACTGGCGTGCCGCAGAACATCTTGTCGGTGTTGAGCACCGACCTTTCGACCTCCTACACTTGGGGCGTTGATTACACCATCGTTCCACTAGACACCTACCACACCTACGGATTGAACCTGCTGACCTCCTCAACGCCGATCACTAACATCGAGATTTCAGGCGACGTGCTGACGGTAACTACTCCGAATAATTTTGGTCAGGGTGCGAGTGTCACCTTAAGCCAGCTTGGGGTCGCCACATTCCTGAGTGGTCAAATCGTTATCATCGCCACAGCTTCCCCGTCGCAATTTACGGCGGCTTATTCGAGCGCAGATTATGCGTCGGCTCCAGATTCGGGCTTTGTCACTGGGTCCGCCATCCAGAACTTCGAGCAGGTGGTGGTCACGTACAACCAATTTACGGTGTACGAGCGTCCATCCCTCATCACAGGCGAGCAACAGGTCCTCAACGGGGTGATACCGACACCGTTAAACAACGCCTTCAGCTTCGTGGACAATATCTGGTTGCCCGAGAGCTATGCTCCGGGTGTACCAATTTACCCGCCAGATCAGTACCACACGCTCACGCTCGACGGCTGGGACGGTCTGTACAACGCTACGGACGGTGGGTTGGATATCACGGGTTCGGCTGCGGCATCGGCCGCCATAGTGGACGGCGTTACCATCGGGTATACGACCTTGGTGGGTGCCCAAGTTCCGTACCTCAACCGCTACATCAAAGTCACCTATAACCAAGGTCAGTTCAATCTGGTCATGCGTGAGAACATCGACTTTACGCTCAGCCAAGACCCGGTTACGAATGCATGGGAATTGACTCGTATCGGCACGGGCGGCATCCCAGATGGGGGAACCGTTACGGTTTCTTATTTCGCTACAGAAAATTTCACGATCAGCACCGAGTACCCCGCTTACGTGCAGGTTCTCGCCAACGAGATCGCAATCACCAAATCTGCGGCGGCAGACGTGATTATCAAAGCGATGGTCGCGAGCCCAGTGGACATCACGATGACCGTTACACTTCAGGCGAACGCTTCGACTGAGGTGGTTGATCCCCAGATTCGCACGGCTATCAGCATCGTGCTCGACAACGCACAGGGTACGCTTTACCAGTCGGAACTCGTCAGTCAGGTTCAGGCGATTACAGGTGTCACCAGCGTTTCGTTGCCACTGCTCCGCTGTGCAAAGGCCGATGGTTCGTATGATATCGGAGTTGTCATCCCCACGGATACCGTGTGGATTCCATTGGTTCAAGACCCGCTGTTCGCCCCATTGGGCGCTGGTGCTTTGCCTGCAAACAGCTTTATTACATCGCTGGATGTCCTGCCAGACACCACCATTCCATCTGGTGGGCAAGCCAACGCAGTAGTTGACCTGTTCTACCAAGGACAGCTATTCCGTCGAGCATCGTCGGTCGCAGACTTCTTGGCAAACAGCCCAGCGGCACAGCATCTCGCCAGCACCGCCGTACCCGGGTCGTTCTATATCTTCGGTGAGAACGATGCTATCAACGGTACGACGACTTCGGCCTACGTCGGCAAGATCGCAATCGTGGTGCCGTTGGACGTTACCAACCCCGGTTTGTACAGCTACTTTGTTACCTATCAGGTTTACGATGAGACGGGTGCAAGCGACATCACCGTGTCGTCCACCGAATACCTGACGACAGGCAACATTGTCATCAACTATGTAACGCCAACCTCTACGACGGGATCATAAATGCCGACAATAACTAACATTGTCGAGACAGCGGGTAGCGTTGTCACCCTCTCCGTCACCAGCGGGGGCACGTTCGCGGTTGGCAACGTCGTCCAATTGTGGGGATTGACCACTGGCTGGTGGTTGAACGGGCGACTCGTCACTCTTCTAGCTGGTACGACCGACACCTCTCTGGTGTTCGCCGACCCTACAGTGAATGGTCCTCAGCCTCCGGTCGCGGAGACGGGCAACGCGACAGTGTACATGGTTCAGACCCCAGCCCCGGACCAGTTGTACCTCCAGCCGCGAGAGAACTTGCTTCCTTATGAAGACGCACGTTTCAACTCATTGATTCAAGCCGTTGCAAATTTCTACATGACCCGCAACGATCAGAGCACATGGGGCAACTGTCTCCGAGCGATTGCACAGGAATTGTCGCGGCTCGAATACTTCTACGCCTACGATCTCATTAACAAAGTCCCGTCCTACTTGACGCCGCCCGATATTCGCCGCCGTTGGGCTGATCCGCTGTACGTGAGTGCTTACTGGCCCAGCCCTACGCAGTTCGATCTCAATTTCAAAACGATGCTCGTGGACCTGATTGCTGCTTATAGAATGGGCTCCACGGCGGTCGGAATTCAGGACGTGATCTTCGCCTATACAGGCATCAACATCGTCGTTGAACAGTTATACCAGTTCATCGGAGATGGTTTCTACGACCAATCCGACCGGAACGCGATCAAGGTCAGCGTTAACGTCGGCGGCACCAATTCGTTGCAGTCCCTCACCAGTTTGATCCAGCTACAGGCGATTATCCAAAGCCTTTACGGAGCCATCGACCTCGCGAAGGCCGCACACGTGGGACTTGAGTTTACCACGGTCTTCGGTGAGGGCGAAGATTTGGACTGTCTGATAAGTCCGATGTATGTGACGCAACAGCAGTACAATACCCTCACAGCCACATCGCAGGCGTACTACAACCTGAATGGTTACGTGGCGATCAACCCGATTCTGTTCTGGAAACCCACCACATCGTTCGTCAACCCCAATCAAACAAACGGGCTGGGGCTCGTCATTACGGACTCGAATGGCAATCTCCAGATGGTCACCGCGATCACTGGCAATGGCGAGAGCGGAGCAACGCGACCAGTCTGGAATCTTACCGCTGGCGGCATCACGGTTGATGGTAACGTCACGTGGACGAACATCTCTTCTGCCGTCGCGGATGTTCAGATTGTGGACAATTTGCTGACAGTGACGGCGAACAACACGCTGCTTCCAATTACACCTGCTCCGCAGACGATCAAGTTCGTGGGTCTGGGCAACGCAGCGTTCCTTAATGGACAACAGGTGACGGTACTCTCAGCGAGCCCCACGGGGTTCACCGCGACTTACGTGAGCAACGCATACGTCACCAACGTCCAGATCGAAGGAACGACGCTCACCGTATTGTGCGCTAATAATTTCCAGTCCGGTATGACCATCGAATTCTCGGGTCTACTTGACGCGACTTTCTTGAATGGGCAGTCAGTGATTGCGGACACTATCCTGTACGGCGGTTCACCAGTTGCCCCTATCGGATTCACGGCTACGTTCTCGTATGGCTCCCCGCCAGCCGACTACCCGTCCACGGCTGACTCTGGTACAGCGGCGGTGACCGACTACCCGCTCACGTCCGATATAGGTAATGTCGCGTACTTCCCAGCTACCTCGATATCCATCGCCCAGTATCAGGCGTTGTCAGCCCAGTTCCAAACCTTGTATCAAGCGCAGTACGTCAACAATTGCTGCCCCGATTATCTGTCGGGCCCGCTCAATCCTGAGAAGTGTTCGCCTGTGCCTGTGGGTATCACTGATACGCTTCGCATCATCATTCGTGAGATCGAACAGCCGCCATTCGCTCCAATGCTGATTCAAGCCCCTGTCTTAGGGGCATCTGCGATGGCAGGCATCCTCACCCCAGCCGAGCTTGTTGAGTGGAATAACGAAGTGAAGAACACGCTGTTTGGCGTCGAGCCCACGACTACACTAGCGGCATGGGGCTACAGGCTATCCCTGCCGCCCGATCCAAATCTCACCAAGGTTACGACGGGACCGAAGCTCACGCCCGCACAGTGGGCGGCATTGCCAGCGATCACTTTCATAATTACGAATGTCGTTTCGGACGGTGACAATGCGACGTATACGTACACGGCGCTCTCCAGCACGGCACCTCTTTCTCCTCCCGAGTTGCAACTGCATGAGGGAGAACTCGTCACCATCAGCGGTTGCGCGTTAGTGGGCTCGCCTGCCCGCGACCTCTTAAACGGCACCGCCAAGATCAATGACGTGACGAGTACCACGTTCTCGATCCCAAACCCCAACGTGATTGCATCGACCCCGCAGACTGCTTCTGGCAATGTTGCTCCGTTGCTTCAATCGGCATGGACGCTCCAGTACGGAAATTATCAGTTGCTCGTGTCACCGCCAGCTTCGCTTCCGCCGTACCTCGGAGTTACACCAGTCCTCAGCCCTCCGTCAAACTGGATAGAGATTGTAGCCAACATCGCCACAGTGCCGAACGAGGTGAACTTGGTGGTTACTGGTGAAGTCGCCAACTGGGATCAGACGCATCAGATGGGCTTGCTCGCTCCTCGCCTCGACCAAGTGTGGGAGGTCAGCGGAGGCGACCAATACTTCATCTTCCAAGAGACTTAACAGATGGAAAAAACGGGATACATTTCGCCGCCACAAGGAGTGTTGGAACTCAACGTCATTCGTGACCAGAACCCTCGTGTGACCCTGAATCTAGACCTCGGAATTCCCAATTTTACTGTGTTTTCCATGACCTTGCCGCTGGTGGAGAATGAGCCCAAGGCGATGTCAGAACTCTTGGCAGAAGCGATTCACGTCCTCTGCGATGAGGTTGCTCACTTCATGCTCGTGATGGATTACCAGCAGGAAGTGATCGTCCAGACGTACAGCACGGTGCTCAACTGTTACAAAGGGATGAGTAGAGAGACGGACACTGACAAGACCACGGGGGAGTTGACCGAGGACGATTTCATCAAGACGTATGCGGGCACTTTCAACCTCCCGCAGTCGTTCGTGAATGAAACTCAGAACCGCGTGGTCACCGCAGGCAAGACGATTAAGCGTCCGCCGAAGTATCGCAAGATCGATCTCTCAGTGGACAAACCGCCGAAAGCCACGACAAGCGATGTGGCTCGGGTAATCCGTCAGTACAGGGGTCGCTCGCTCAAGACGCAGCCCAAGCCGCTGTTCGTTGTGGTATACGATCAGGTGGGTCGGCCTTCGGGCACGCTCCCACTCGGTCCACAGTTCAAGAACAAGCTGCTCAATTTGGTCAAGAAGCAGGGCTCCGCAGAATTCACCAACGCGGTCACGCTGGACAATGAGCACGAGATGCGTTACCTCGCGGTAGACGGCATCCCCGGCACGATTACAATCGACGGTCGTATTTACAGACCCTCGGCTACGGCGGGGAAGGATACCGCTCTTTACTCGGGTGACGCTGGCGACTGGCTGGTAAAGCTCATGGACGGACGGATCGTCGGACCATTCCCCGGGCGTCCGAATATCGCCTCGTTGCGCTATTTGAATTACCCCATCCCGAAGAATCGTTACCGTTGGCACCTTCTAAGCGAGGGGGATATTCCTGATCCTGAACCCGAAGAGCCCGAGGAAAGCGACGAAAACGGCGTATTAGAACCTGAGGGTGGTCAGGACGAGAACGCGGGGAAAATCACTCTTTAGCCATGTATACAGTCTATAAAATCACGAATGCCGTGACGAATCGATACTACATCGGTGTTCATCGCACCAGTAACCCCCATGATGCCTACCTCGGTTCGGGAACGTTGATTCGTAGAGCGGTAGCGAAATACGGGGTGAGTAATTTTCAAAAAGAAATCCTTTTCACCTTCGAAGATGCGGAATCCGCCTTCCATAAAGAAGAAGAGGTCGTCCAGCAGCATAGGGACAACCCGCTATGTTACAATTTGCGAAAAGGCGGTAAGGGTGGGTTCGATTGGATTAACCAAAAGGGGCTTAACAGGGACAAGTCCGATGAGGCTAAACGCAATATGTCCGCATCAGCCAAACGGCGTGTTCAAACCCCAGAAGGACGTAGCAATTTACAGAAAAACGGATTCCTAGCTCTTAAGCAAGGAGCGTTTATTCCGGGGCGTCCATCTGACGCAGCCAGAGAGAAAATTCGACTGTGGGCGGTTGATAGAAAAGCTTCGTTAAATACAAGAAGGAAGATGTCCGAGGCTCATAAACACCGAACCCCCGAGTTCAACTCTTGGTGTGTCCGTAAACGGTGGGCCGCAGTAAAGGGATTACTATTTTTTGAACCGAAACCCGCAGTGTACGGGCTGGAAGTAAGATGAAAATTTGCAAAATCTTGCAACTTGATTACAGTATTAAACCATAGGGGGTTTCATGCCAACTAAAGTACAGAACACAGTCGCCTACATCGATCCGATTACGTCGAGTCTCTCCGCAACATACGCCTCTCACCCCGCCACAGGCAATATGCTGGTCGCTTTCGCAGTCGCGGTAGGCAATAGTGGAGCTACCCCTACCGCTACGATATCGGACAACATCGGCAATACCTACACGAAGGTGGGCTCAGTCCAGCTTCCCACTACTTCGGGTGAAAGCACTTACTCTATCACGATGTGGTACGTGGCAAGTGCGACCACAGGAAATACAATCGTGACCGCTGCGGCGAGTACAGGAGCGAATGGCATCGAGTTTTTGGGGTTGTATGAATTTAGTGGTGTTAGCTCCGCAACCCTCGACAAGTATGCCGTGGGAACTGGAACGAATGCGGGAAACGCCCTTACTACGAAAGTAATGGAAACGAATTCGGGGGAACTCATAGTAGTCGCACAGCTTGTCGATGGCGGGACTTCGGGCGAAACGGCTGAACCCACATCTAACCCCTCCATGGCTATCGGAAACAATCAGCTTGATTCAGGGCTCTCTAATCTGTACACCGATGCTTGGGGAGTGGATTCGGGGACTCACAATAACCAGTACGGGTTTCACAACAACGCTTCATCGGGAACCTACTGGGGAGTGATCGCGGGGATATTCTCATAAAGCTATGAAATACAGAGAGGATTTCGCGCAGTATAGGCCGAAAGTAAACGTTCGTGTCACGCGGGAAGACACGGGCGAAACCCTGTACGAGGCTCACAACGTAATAGTAAACGTTGTGAAATTCCTATTTGCTCGCCTTATGGCGAACGTATTCCCCAACGACCCGAACCCGCCGTATCAACAGGGTCACGAACCCCTGTACGGCGTGTGGGGACTTGCCCTTGGTGCAGGGTCATCCCAGTGGGCTCCCGAGACGCAGCCCGACCCCGCACCCACCCAGACAGCCCTGATCGCCGAGTTCTTACGTAAGCCATTATCCAAAGTCAACTTCGTTGACCTCAATCAGAATCCTTTATCCGTACTCAGCACCATGGTCGATTTCCAGACCACGATCAATGCTACGACCGACAACATCACGCAGGGTATCCGCGAGATGGGCTTAATCGGCGGCGGCACCTTTGGCACTAATCCGCCGTCTACCGCCACACAGATGCTCACGGCTCCATATTTCAATCCAATTGCCGTTCCTCCGGGCCCAGCGAATTCGGTGGTGCTCATCAATTACTTGACGCTGCCGCCCCTCGTCCTCCCACCCGGTGTTAACGTAATCATCAGTTGGGTGCTGGCGTTCTAAATGCCATTCTTCAAACGATTCACGGCGAAGGTTAACGAAGAGGATAGCGTCGTCTGCACCACGGAAGAGCTTGACGAAGTGCTGGAAGACCGCAAGCGGCGGAAGAAGAAAAAGAAGACCGACGACGACCCGGATACCGACTCCTAATCAGTATTAAACCATGCGGGGATAGCTTAGCGGTAGAGCAGCCGACCCAATCGGTTTACGGTGGTTCGATCCCAACCTCCCCGCTCCATACACCATCCTGATCGAAATGTCAATAGACTCCCAAAAATAATTTCGGAAAAAAGCTAAACATTTTTCTGATTTTCCGGTATAATAGCACCAGAAGTGAGCCTTTCAAATTCAAACTGCAAAAGCTGAGAAGGTGAACGCTGTGACCTTCGAGGAGCTTGCGGGAATCAAATAGTTGTGGTAGAATGGAAGCAGTACAAATATGGGGTGCCGCACCAACGCGGCTAGGAGGTAGGTTATGAGTCGAAAAGAGTTTGATTTTACAGACCGCAAGAAAATCGAGGTTCCGTATTCGCAGTTGAAGCATAATCTGGACACTCGTGCAGAAGGTTCACAGGACCCAGAGTTTGTCACGAAAGAACTCCTGCCCTCATTCAAAGACAAGGATGAGGCTCTCGACGTACTCCTCAAGTTCCCCATCGAAGTCACTGGCGACTACGTGCTCGTTGTCGGTCGTAACTTCGCCCGCGCACTCCAGATTCTTCTCGGCGAAGATGACCCCAAGATTCCCGTCGAGGTCTACAGCGACATCCCGAATTTCGACAGACTGGATGTTGACGACCAACTCAAGGTTCGCACCTACGCCATCTCCAAGGACCACTTGAAGACCCGCCAGCGCGGTCTCAAGGATGAAGATTACCTGTTCAACGTCCAGTATTACGTGGACGAGAACTACACCAAGGAACAGGTCATCGACGCCCTGTCTCCCCTCGGCTTGAAAAAGTGGCGTATCGAGAAGCTCTACGTGAAGGCGAAGGGCATTCGGACGCAGCAACAGTTGGGTGCGGCCCGTCAGGAAGTCAAGGTGCTCACCGATGCGAAGAAGCCCGTGAATTACAACCGCATCGTGGAACGCTACGGGTTGCCCGAAAAGTACGTCAAGGACCTTTCGGACCCGACACGTCGTGGGGCTAAAACTGCGGCTCTCAACGCCTTGAAGAACAAGCAGAAGCTCTCGCCTCGCAGCAAGCAATATGCCGATGGAAACTTCACATGGTATACCCTGTCGGCGCAAGGTACGCTGGCGACTTCGGATTTCGAGAACAAGACGCCATTGTCGGCGAAGACGTTCCGCGAAATCACGCAGCACCACCTTGACGAAGCCAAGGCCTTAGTAACGCTTTGGGAAGGTGCGTTGGAACGTGCCAACACCCAAATCGACCGCCTCGAAAAAGCGAGATCGGCGAAGGCTGGCAGCTAAACGGCGGCGGCTCGCGCTAACTCTTGAGCACGATGGGAGGGGTCTTTGGTTAGGAAACCAGAGCCTCTCCCATTTTCGTATGGGATATGAATGTTCTTGAATTCGAACTGCTCTTTGGTTCCGTCAACAATGTGCCCGGTCTTCGGGTGCTTGAGATACCAGTGGGTCGTGTTATTCGCTTCGGGCACCCGGACTACTTGTGGTTTGTACCCTCGGGTCCTGCCCCACTGATGGTATAGGAATTCGGTTACGGTGTAGCAGTGACCGAACGTCTTGTGCTGACCATCGGACTGCTTCCTGTATTCAGGGGTGAGCAGGGCAGGCGTGAGCGCCTGTTGCGCCTGCCAGATCAGGAAATCCGCGAGCGGCTGACGCATCTCGCCATCGATGATAACCACGTCGCCGACTGTCCAGAGTTTCTTGCCGATGTACGACTTCCGAATCCGGGTCTTGTGTTTGGCGATGTACTTTTCTTCCGTGGTCTTGCCCTTCCACGAAGAGGCGTACTCACCTTCAACCACTTTGTTGAAACCTTTTCGCCATTTGCAGAACGTGTTCTTCGGCGTCGTATCGCCGTACTGTCGAGTAGACTTGCCATCCACCTGATTTATGCCCGTTCCCTTCGGGTGTCCCACGGCCTTGCCCGCTGTCTTGCCGACAAAAGTCCAGCCCGTGTCAAGGTAGCCTCGACCATCGCCGCGACCAACCGTAGGATCGGGCTCGATAAATGTTTCATAGCCGTAAACGGGGAAGCCGTAGATGTCCTGCCACACAACCGAAACTGTTTTCTCCCACATCGACAACACACGCCCGAAAAGCCCCTTCTCGTGATTCGTCAGGCAATAGACCGTGTTGTCCACGATGCCATTCAGCCAGCGGTTCATCCGCTTACGCATCTCTTTGTTGTCAACGCCGAAGAATTTGTCCCGAGCCGCCGTGCACTTCACTCCCCCACCACCCGAAATAATTCCCGCGATCTCGCCGTTGTACCAGATCAGGAAGTGTATTTGCTGCCCTCGGTCGCCAAACTTTAGTCCACGACCAATCCGTTCTTCGGCGGTGAAGCATCGCTGCTCCTCAAGGGAAAACGAGGAAATGTAGTGAGTTGCTCGCACCTTCGTGAAGCGGGGGTCGCCCGCCGAGACGAATTCAAGGTAAAGTGACGGAATTTCCATATTCTCTTAATACCAAATCTGGGGTATTATGTAGGAAGGAGATTTTATGCAGCGACACAGACGGTGTTCAGAGCATAGAAAATTTGCCTCGCAAAAAGAAGCGGATGACGAGTTGGGCAAAGTCGCGTTGTGGGGGATGAGACGCGGGGGCAGTACGTGGCGGCTGCTTAAAGTGTTCTCCTGTGGGGATCACTGGCACATCGGCCGGGATTGGGCGTCGAGATTCATGCTTCCCGAAGAGGAAACGGCGAAGCCCAGCAAAGCCGCCCCCGCCAGCTAGATTCCCGGGTAGCCGTTACGCGGCTTGCCCTCACCTAACCGCACCCGCTCATACTTATCGAACTCACAAAGGCAGTTCTGGAGGTCCTGCATGTGGATTTCCGGCATCCCCACGTTGGCGACTAACGGTTTGATCTGCCGCCGCAGGTCGAGCATCGTGTCCAACCACATCGACTCTTGCCAAACCTGATCCACGGGGTAGTTCATGACACGGTTCAATCCGCGCTTACTGCCCGGACCCGAACACGCCCACTCCATCCAATCCACGCTGTTCACAAGCAACTTGGTGTACTTCGTGTCACACACGACCTGCCCCGCAAGAAAGCTGCCCATGCCGTTATACTTCATCAATTGCTTGTGGAAGTCCGCGAGGCTGTGTGCGGACTCGGTGATGTCGTTGCGCTGGCACCACATCGGATTGAGAACTTCGCTGGCGATGTATCTCGCCTTGGATGAGAACCCCGCTTTCGCGGGTACGATGTAGACGCCCGTAAAAACCTTCTCTTTCGCCTGCTTGCGGCGTTCGAGCACTTCGATGAAATGCATCGGGTCAAACGGGACAGGGTAGCCAAGCTCTTCGAGCGTGTCGGGCCAGTTCACGAGGCGGGCGACCGTCATCGCAAACCATACCTCGGGGCTATCGTAGTGATTATCACGCCAGTGTTCGGCGATCCACTGCGTCACCTTGTCGAGTTCGCGGTAGACGTTGCAGAAACGGTAGGCCCTCAGGATGGGGTCCTCTGTCCAAGGTTTCGGATATCCGGCGTTCTTGGCTTCGTAGATCGCGTGCCGTTCGGTGATCCACGCGAAAAGGGCTTCGACTCTCATCTTTCAATAATACCACAATCTCTTCGCTTTCGACTCTATTACTGAGGGCCTTTTTTCCGATGAACCCGCTTTTCCAGAAAAAGACAAACGACGATCAAGACCCCATCATCCTGCCGCAAGATGATAACGAGCAAGGGGATATGCTTGATCCAGCGACCAAAAGGGTCGCCCCACCACCGCCTGTCGCCCCGGCTGAGGATGAGAAGATCGTCGAGCCTGTTCGTATGGCTTCCCAGAACCCTTTGCTCCAAAAAGACGGTGCAGGCGCACCACTCAGCATGGATCAGGGACAGCAGACCTGCTACAAGTGCAAACAGCCCATCCAGCAGGGGGAGACGATCTCATGGGAAGGCGGTATGGAATCCCACATGTCCTGCCCGCCCGCGCAGGGCAGCGCACAGGAGCAGAGCCGTATCATGTTCCCCAAGGGGCAGCAACCCAAGAAGCCCCAGATGGGTCCAACCCAGCCTCAAACCCCACAGCGGGCTCCTAATAAGCCGCAATACGCATCTGAGAGGGTCGCTACGCGGCGTAAGATCAGCGGTTTCGTACCAGCCACAAGCTGGGGAGTGCCGCAGGAGTATGCCCATCAAGTAGCCCACACCCTCGCCAACGCGGGTATGCGGGACTTTGACGTGGCGACGGATGACGAACAGCACGTAGCGTATTTCTCATTCGGAAACGAGGCCGAGATGGAAGTCAGCGCAGATATCGTCTGCGAATTCTACGGTCCTCAGATCGCCGCCTCCAAGGGTAAGTGGATCGGCTGGCAGTGCCGCCCAGAGCGTCAACCCGGCGTGCCCGAGCCGCAGGCTATGCCCTTTTCCAAGATGAACAGCAAGCGGGCTGGCAGCCAAGGCACCCGTGAGGCTGTCGCCAAGCTGCGGAGCCTCGGTATTAAGACCACGGCGGACCTCGACAAGTGGATCAAGGAGCACCCGAAGACTGAGACCAAGGGACCCTACGCGGGCTCGCGGTCGCTCATGAGCCGTTACGACGCCCTGAACGAGCTTGTAGGCAACGATGCCGCCACGTGGATTCTGCACGATCTGGCGACCGACGCCGCTGTTAGGGGAGGACTCCCCAAGAGAGGCTTTTTCTCCCCCGAGGATGCCAAGCGGTTCCGCGACGACAATCAGGGCAGCAACGTCGCCTTGAATCAAGACGAAGAGGGCAGCCAATTGTGGGAGAAGGTGCCCCAGCCAGACAACGAGTTGCTCAAGCACGCCAAGGCTGATCCGAGCCAATACGAAGGTGGTACAATCGAGGAACAGGTCGCTAACCTGATGGAGAAACGGTCGTTCTCCGAGGACGGCAAAGGTAACGGCTGGGTGATCTACTCCCGCAACACGGAATACGCGGGCGACGGCACGTGGCTCAAGGTGTTCTTCAAGGACGGCAAGGTCGCCAAGACGGACATGTTCGACGAGGAGCCCCAAAACGTGCTGGAAACCCGGCTGGGATTTGACGGCCTCCACTCCTTCACTCAGGCGTTCGGCGACTAATTTCGAATTTCCTAGCCAAAATCCTCTGACTTCGGGTATCATGTAATAGATGGTCGTAAGTCCATACCGAACCTGACCCTTCAATGGGTGGTCTCGGGTGGATAAAAGGCACTGGTACTGATTTTCAGACAGGGGTTCGACTCCCCTCAGGTCCACCATATCCGAAGTAACCTTCGGGCGTGTTTCGGTGAGTGCTCCACCAGTAGGTTTGAGCATTGACCAAACACACCCGACATTATGGGCCTGTCCCGGTTTCGATGAAGACGGTATGGGATGGCAGCCAGCGATCCGAGGGAAGGATGATTCCTCGTTAAACTCCATTCAAAAACATAAACGCTACTGCTCCAAAGGCAATGGCTGCTCACGCTTAATTGCGTAGCACAGACCCCGTGGGTCTGTTCCTCAACACGGCAAGAGAGCCCGCGCAAGCGGGCATTTTTGTTTCTGGTTGACAATTTGAATTTCAAAGGCTAGTATAGGGGCACTTTTATGGCAGACAAAATTCAGGAAGCAATTACCGCAGCCGTAGGCTTCAAAGCACGCGGCATCAAGAAGGCGGCTCTGGACGTTGTTGCCGAGTATGAAGCGAAGAAGAATGCCGCCCCCGGCGACCCAATCCAGCGTGATGAACCCGCTGCCCAAGCTGACCCAGCCGCCCCCGCTCAACCCGTACAGCCAGCCAACCCAGCAGCACCCCCTGTCGCTCCCGTAGAGGAAGTCGAAGAGGAAGAGGTTGAGGAAACCCCTGAAGCCAAGGCCGCTCGCGTGCGCGAAGCTCTTGAGACTGAACTAGGCGACGACGATCTGGTCACGGCGGTCATTGAATTCTTGGAAGCCGAAAAGTTCGATTACGACGACTACAGCGTGGATGTCACGGATAACTCCGATGGCACCTGTACGGTTGCTGGCTACATCATTGCAGCCAACGATGACACCCCCGAGCGTATCGCCCTTGAACAAGTCCGCAGCGATCTAAGCGACCAGCCCGAACTTTTCAATCAGGACTGGCTCCAAAGCCACATCAACGAAGAGCGCCTCCGCAACGACCTGTGGTCGGACGTGGAAGAAGGCATCCGTCAATCTCCAGATTCCTATGGGTGGGAGCCCGGTGGGGGCGAAGAACTCGTCCGCTACAACGCTGAGGGCGAGGAAGAAGACGACGGCGAATACGATTCGGCTGGCGAGCCCATTCAAGAAGAGACCGAACCTTCCGAGGATTGGCTCGAAGAGAAAGTCACCGAACTCCTCCGCTATCCCGTGCAGTACATGCAGGAAATCTATGGGGACGCGGACGGCATCAAGCAGGCAATTGTGATCGCTGGGATCGACATTAACGCAGCGGCAGAAGAAGCAGTTGCAGCCGATGGCTGGCAGCACTTCCTGTCCCGTTATGACGGCAACTCCTACGACCTGCCGAGTGGAGGAGTTTATTGGAAAGAATGAGAGTATTTCTCAAGATACGTAGTAATCTTTTCCAGCAAATTGAGCCGAGTCAAATCCTTTTCAATCCAGCCTAAAACAAAATTACACCGACTACACAAGAGACCGCGAGCGCATCGTCCACACGACCTATCCCCAGAACAACAAGCATGGTCATGGTCGAGATCGAATAGCGGAACTCGCCGCCCCTTCCGTTTCGTTGGAGGTCCACCACAGAGTCCACATCCGCCATCTTGCTCAATTAGTTTTTGTTCATACCACGCCCACGGCAAATGGTGTTTGCGAGAGAATTCATACTTACTACGACATTCCTCACACCGATTTCCGTGTTTAGCAGTTCCGAATAAAGTTTCGGGCATGAAAGCGCCGTGCCCGTGACACCACCGCAACCCATCGGCGAGCTTCTGTTTGTAGATTTCGACGGTGATTCCGTGTTGTTCCAATTGATTGCCGATGATTGTCAGAAGAATTTTGTGATCTACGGACTTCGGAACTCCCCTGTTTGCCTCACTGATTTTTCGTTTGTGCGTTTTTGACATCGGTCCAAATTTCGGCATGATTTACTACCTCTAATACATAATACTGATAGTAAGTAAAAACTCGATTATCAAACTCTATGGTAAGAGGAAATCCCAATGGGCCAAATCAGTCCCGTCTACCAAGTAAATCGCCACGGCGGTGCGGCCTGTGAGCACTGTTTGGGCATTGTCCGCCACGCTTCGTGGTGCCTCACCAAAAACACCAACATTTTCTACGCCTACGATATCCTTGTCCATCCCGAAAACCTGACCGAACAGGACCAGATCATCCTCCACGCCCTCGGCGCACTTTGGACTGACGAAATCCCAAAAAAGTAAGTATTATCCATAGATAGCATGAGCCTCGGTGGTCGCGGGCAGCAGTCGTTTCTGATTCCGAAAGTATTCCCGCGAGTGCATCTGACTTTGCCATGGATCAAAGGGTTGCTGGTGCCCTCCGTGGTCGGTTCGCAAGCACACCGTAAGCACCGCGATGGGTCGAAAGCGAACTAGGCCCTCCTTGGTTTCAGGAATAGGCTGAGGCGTCGGCGGTGGTCAGGCGGTTGAGCCGTGGTGACGGGAACGGAACTCCACGGCCGAGGCGAATTTTAGGAGAAGCATGAATCTCAAATTTTGGGAGTGGTTCAAAAAGAAGCAGGAGACTAACCCCGATCTCCTCGATCCCACGGACGCGGCATTGCTCCGCGAGTATCAGGATGCCATAGGAATACAGCGCACCCCGATGCAGTCCATTGACCGCCTCAGCCTCACCACGGGCGAAGTCTCCAACCCCGACCTCGGTAAAGATGACGCCGATACTCTCAAGAAGAAACTCAAGTTCGGCATCCACCAATCCGTAATGACAGGGCCCGACACGCACAGAGTCAGCGGCGTGCGAGTAATATCGGAAGAGGGCGGCACTGTCGAGGTCATCAAGAAGATCGACAAGTCCAAGCTGTACGAACTTGGTTACGACATTTCGGTAGAGAATGAAACTTTCGTGAAAGACCTCGGTCTGGAATCTGATTCTCAGGTATCCGCGCCCGAAGGTACGCCAGAGGAAGAGCGGCTTCGCTTAGAAGGCGTTGACTTCCATCACTATTCCGGCAAGCCACAAGATCGTCCATGGGAAATGAAACCTAACGACCCGATGACCGAGGAAGATCAGGAGCGGGAGAAACAGTCGATGGAGCAGTTCGTGGCTCCGACCGCCGTACTCGTTGCGCCTGAACTGGAAGAAAGCGTCAAGGTTCGCATCGAGGCGTTCCACGCCAAGGCGAAAGACCACGATACCTACTGCGAACTGCACGAGCATTTCTTGGAACACATCGATAAGCTCGGTCAGGAATATGATTGCTGCCATCTGTGTTCCTGCAAAAAGGAAGATCATGGAGACGATCAAGGGGACGCTGTTCCTGTATAGTGAGACGGGAACAGAAGGCGGGTACTGGGCGATTCAGGATGAGCGGTTCATTCAGCCGCCGACTGAGAATTGGCCGCACCCCCGATGGTCATACGATGGGCTGCATTGCCTCGATGACGGCGACTATCTGAAGATTTTCAATCCTGAGGGTACACTCCTTTGGGAGGGTGAAATCCAACTGAAGCGGCATCCAGTTTTTACGGAATCGGTTGACGTGCATGATGAGAGCGCGAACGTGACTCTCGGACTGTGGATTCACGCCGACCAAATTGGGATGAGCCGTCACGATTGGGCCTACCCGTTTATGAAAGAGTACCGAGGGGAGTTGACGAAGCATGGCAAGTGACGGTTACGACCCACTAGGCTCCTGTTTTCTGTTCGACTACGATCCGGTCGCGGCGGGGTTGAATGTCGTGCCCCTCTCCGACAGACCCGACAAGTCCGCAGAGTTCACCGAGAAGGACAAGCAATGGCTCAACGACATGCTGAAGTGAAAAAGCGGAACATAGTCACTGTGGGAAAGGTGATCGAGCACGAGCTTGGCTATCCCAGCATGATCTATGACCGTCCGAAGACTTACGTTGAAGTTCGCAGAATGCGAAGACAACTCGCTCCACACAATTTGGGAGTTCGCCTCGGTCGTAGGTATGTTCGCGTTGCTCCGCTGGACGATAGTTTCGATGCACCTCTCGCAAAGAATTGGTTGTGCATCGCGGATGAGATCGTGTTCAACAATGGTGGAGGTTGCTAATGGACGCATGGTTGGTGATTCGACACAACGAGCCTGAGTACATCGAGAAATTCCGGCTGTTCTCGGACAGCAAGACTGCGTATGCATTCGCACGTTTCTGGGGATACGAAGACCCATTCGGTATGGGTGATGATGATCGCCCGGGAATGATGAACACTTATCAGGCGGGCGATGTCCACATCGGCGTTATCCATTTGGACACCACACCACGCCATATTCCTGCGGAGGAACGGCATGAAAAATTCTGGGCTAAGTAGAGCACTGTGGTTGGCGTGGCACCCGCTTGAACTTCTGCGGCTTATCTGCGGCTCGATTATTATCGCCGTGGTGATCGTGTGTTCCTTCGCGAAAGAGGCCATCGACGAGGGCAAAAAATAATTCGAAAAATAGTTGTTGCAAATTTTCCAACTACTGGTATTATGTCTTTAGGAGCTACTCACATGCGTAAGGCAATCGGCGATCTGTAGGTCAGTCAGCAGCAACCACCGTACTTCGCTAGGTATTTCTCCGCACTATCCATCATTTCAGGTGTTTTCTTAAGTATTTCCAACCAGCCCAATGCAATATTACAGCGTTCACATAGCAACCCTCTCGCACATTTAGCGCACCCCCGCTCGCAGTGTTTATGGTCATGGTCCACAACAAAATTTTCTGGTGGAATTCCCATTCTACAAATAGCACAGGTGCTACCTTGTTCTTTGAATTTGTTTAAGAACCACTCTAGAGGGAGCTTCCAGAAATTCCAGAGTCGTTCGGCGAGCAGGCAAGCATTACAACTTCGCTGGCGCTCGTTCTTGAACAGGCTGACAGGGACCGCTTCTTTGTGGAATGTGCACCAACGTAGGTTCTCAGCGGCCATACGTCGGCGTTCTTCGAGGCTAATCCCTAATTTTGCAGCACTGAGTTTCAATCCGTGCTCGGCGGTTCTTGGCGGCATTTTACCAGAGGGCACTCGTAAATGTTCGGCGTTAATCCCTATCTCACTGACTTTTTTCCAGAAGGCTTTTCGATTGTTGGTTTGGTTGGTCAGTCCCATTTTTCGTAAAACTTCCGGAACTGATGCGGCGTCGGTTATTACGGAGGCGAACCACTCAGGGTTCAATCTTGAAAACGTGCCCCATTGCATGAATTTCTCCTGTGGGGGTGTATCATGACCCACATATACATATTCGTTAGACAAGATTCTGCGATAACTGTCGCACAACAATTAGTCCAGTCTTGTCACGCGGTTTACCAAATGGCACAGCAATATCAACAGAGCGATCCATTAGAGATTCCTTCAATGGTCCTCATCGGGGTCCCCGACAAGGCAGCTTTATTCCGTGTTATCAACAAGTTAAATGACAATACCATCGGCCATGAAGTGTTCTATGAGCCCGATGATAACCTCGGGTTGACCGCAGTTGCGACCTACCCGCTCACGCAGGAGCAGCGCCGTTGCCTCTCCAACTATCGGTTGTGGAGAAATGACGTTGCCCCTGCACCAATTCAAATGATCGTGCCTAGATACCCGGAGGCGGTGCCCTGTGAAAGTTAAAGAACTCATTCGTCTGTTGCAAGAGGAAGACCCCGAAGCCGAGGCGTGCGTACACAACGCTGACATCGAAAGCGTGTACGCAGCGCAGGCGTACTGGGACGGTCGTCTGCAAGTGCTTGAGCGTGACGCCGAGGGCTACGTTGTCGGCGGTAAGTACACCTCGAATGGCTGGAAGGTGAACATCTGCCCGTCGTCTATCACTGAGCAAATCTGGGGCGACCCAGAGTTCAAGGTCGATTACAGTGAGCTTGGCGGCTCCGCAGAGAGATACATCGAGTCCGACAACAAGACGAGGCAGGCATCGCGTGATGTCATAAAGAAAGTTGCGATGAGCGGATTCTACCGTTGGGCAAAGAAGAAGGCTGAGGAGATTCGTGACGGCGACGGCGACATCCGATACTCGGCAGACAAGTTCTGGGAAGAGAATCTGCACGTGGACGATCCGCTTCCAGAATTGCCGAAGGGGAAACGTCTCGATAACGAAGGCAAAGAGTACGAGTTCTGGCCTAGTGTTTGCGACCGTCAAGAGCACGGTTGGAACCAGACGATTGAGGTTTATTGGCGCGGCGGCTGGGGCATTCGATTTAAGAACGGCTCTGCCGATAGCGGCGAGTATTAAAAGTTTGGGTGGGGATTGCTGCAAGGCGTCCCTGCCCACCATACGCGGGTAGCTCAGTTGGGGTTACAGAGCGCCGGGGCGCAAGCTTCGGAGGTCGAAGGTTCGAGTCCTTCCCCGCGTGCCAAGTTTATGCTCTTGAGAGCACTTTAAGTGATTTAAGATGCTCTTAAGAGCACATGGACACACGCTGGTTTGGAAACGGGACACATAAGAACCCCGCCAGCAGCTTGCAGAGCCAAGTACGGCTGACTGAAAGCACGGGAAATGTCGCGATGAGTACCGCGTGAGTAATCTGCATTCGCCAGAGGTTCGATCCCTCGGGTGTCCACCAAGTTTTGTAAGGCCCGCTTAGCTCAGTGTTAGAGCACTCCGTTTTTAACGGAGAGGTCGGAGGTTTGATTCCTTCAGCGGGCTCCATGGGCGAGTAGCTCAGTGTTAGAGCGCCTGTGCAACGTCCGCAAGGGCTACGCCACAGGAGGTCGGTGGTTCGATTCCATCCTCGCCCACCAAATTTTGAGGAGGCTATCATGGAAGAGCAACTGGAAACAGATTTCTCAACGTGGACTTCCTGCCAGATGTACGGGCACAATTACGTCACGGACGAAGAGCAGCCGAACTACCATTACTGCACGGACTGTGACGAAGCGTATTTTGACGAGGAGCAGTAGGGTCTCTTCAATGAGCCCCCTTCGTCTAGCGGCTAAGACGCCAGTAAGTGGTGACGCGCCCCAATTCTAGAACGGGGCAGGGGAATACTAGAATACCCGAGTCATTGCCTATCTGGAAACGCGGGTTCGAATCCCGCTGGGGGCAGCATACTGCGAAGGAACGAGGCGTCTGTTCACGCCTACCTCGGAAAGTTTTTGAGCGCGGATAGCCAACTGGTAAAGCGCACGCCTGATTAGCGTGGTCATTTGGGGGTTCGAATCCCTCTCCGCGTACCAATTTTGTAATGTGGCATAACGTACCCATATATGGGGCGTTTAGGGTACTTAAAGACCCATGTATGGGTACAACAGACGAGCGACCATGCGGAGCGTGCGGAGTCAAGGCGGGTGGGAACCTGCGGATGCATGAGAAGGATTGTGCGTTG